GTCGCTTCGCATCCAATCTTTTAGGGTCATGTGAATCGGGATTTAGTTTAGCAGATGTTTCCCTTTTGTAAAGTAATTCATCGTATTCATATGGATTGTCGTTTTGATACAACTTATCATAATATTTTGGAGGTTTCATTTTTTTTCCACGAACTACCACGTAGTCGTGAGGATATACGTCGGATTTATACCTCTTATACCACTCTTTGCCTACGGCAGTGCGTAAAGACATACGATTATATTCAGGCTTCATGAATTTTAATTCGCCTGTTTGAAGATCACACCAATGATAATGGTTTGGATCTATTTTTCCTGTTTGTTTGCTGACGATGTATCGTGCCACGTACGCAGCAGATTCGAATGTAACATCTCCCACTGAACTGAATCCAATGGGTTCATATTTGCCGGTAATTTTATTTTTAAGACTCCAGCAGCGCTCAAGGTGTTCGGATGTATAAATGTTACTTCCAGACTTTGTGCGCTTGAAGAGTTTTTTATCGGTTGGACTCCACCCGAAGATACATGCATGGTAATGAGGGCGTCCGAAGTTCGAGCCATACTCTCCAGCCATGTAAAAACGAATTTGTTGAGATGGAAGACTTTTTCGCAGTCTTTTAAGGAATCTTTGAAAATGACTGTGGTCGAGGGAATTGTCATGAGGTAAATTTTCCTGATTATACGTGAGGGTTATAAAACAGTTTTGCTCGTGCATTTGGGCTTCATGCATACAACGCATGGCCCATTGACGAGAGCGTTCAAGTCTACAACCAATACATTGCCCACAGGGCAAATTGAGACTTCGAACTATATCGTGTTTTCGAGTTTCATCGAAAACAATAGATTTGTCAAAGCATTGAAATGCTTTGAGAGGATTAACACAGGACATAGTGAGGATGCCCTGACGTCTTTATTAGAGACGCCAGCCTCCACGCTGAGGAGCTTTCTGCATATTTGCAGATTTTGTACGCTTAGCGTGATGTCTAAATGCTTTAACGGACTTGTACTTACGTACTGGTTTTCTGTGAAGAACTTTCATTTTTTTTGTCCTTAGTTAATTAAGTTTTGTTGGTTTGGTGTCACCTAGCACAGTTACATCAAGTAAGGTAACTGTGCTCGGCTTACGCCGACTCCGTAGGAGTAGGTGTAGATTCCTCTACTGCAGGTGCAGTAATCGTTTGTTTAGGCTCTACCAAGCCTAATTTTTCCGCTTCTAAGCGGTTTTCATCATTATCGAGAAACTCGATAAGATTAGCCGCGTCGTTATCAAATCGAGCGCGAAGTGTAGCTGGCAGATTCATAAATTCTTCATCTGCAGCAATAACGCGATCTAACGCGGTTTTATAATCAGATATACCAGTAAAGTCGCCATAACGTGGTGATAATGGCGCGTTTGGCAGCTGGCCAGTAATATTAAATTGACGAAGAATATTATTAATATCACATTCGTCTTTAAATTGCTGCTGAGCCAGAGACGCGTCCTCACACGCTATCCCTGACTCATCTGATGCAGCAAGGGTATCGTAATTGTAAGGTGTTCTTAAGAAAGGGGCATTAATTTTAGCCATATTATCTCCGTTTTTGGATAACAACTTTAGGTTTAAAAGCAGTAGCAGCATCAATTGCAGAACCAATTAAGCCAATACCATGTTTTGCATATGGAAGTATTTTTCCAAAAGCAGATTGAGACATTCCAGCTTCAGGAGAAAGAATATCAGTTTCTTTTTGTACTTTTCCAGTCTGAGCGTTATATAAACCAGCAAGAGATCTTAAAGATCCCTCTTGAGCAGAACTAGTACGAACATTTTGATCAATAAGCTGTTGTTGTGAATCTAACATCTGAATTTCACGCTCAATTTTTGCTCTTTGTTGAGTCGTTAAATCAGTAGAAGCAAGAATTTGATACAAAGTTGCTTTTGAATTCATAGTATCCGCAAAAATTTTTGCGGTATTAGCCGTATTTTGAGTAATCTGAGAATCTTTTAACTCAACATCAGCTCGAACATTAGCAAGAGTAGCAGCACTAACTGCAAGCCCAGAAGCCGGATTTTTTATAGGTGCTTGTTGTCCAACAGCAGCAGAACCAGCAGGAGTTCCAGCACCACCTTGACCATAAGCTAACATAGGATTTAAACCAGCAGCTTTCAAATCTTCAACAGCTGTCTGGTATTGTGTAGAACGCATACGTTCTTGAAAATCCATTTGTTGTTTAGATTGAGCCGCACTAAATGCTTGTGCTTGACTAGCTTGATCTGCAGAAGCTTTATTTGCAAATAAACCACCAGCGAGGTCTAAAACCCCGCCAGTAGCTGCAGAAAGTACTCCGTCAAACATTCCCATTAGAAATGATCGATCAAGCCAGGTACAGAGTACATTGGCATTGGACGAGCCTTTTTCACGTCAAAGAAAGAATCAAAAATAAATTGCTGACCATTAGCAGCAGAACCTACAGCCACCACCCGAGATACGGGTGGAGTAGATTGGATGAAGGTACTATTGAGAGTAGGTAAAGAAGTAAACTTCTCAGCAAGATGCCATCCATCGATAGTGCCAGCTGCAGTAGAGCGGAAAAGGCTACTAATGCGAGAAGGATAATAGCGATATTCAGCCCACCGTTCTTGGTAACCAAATACGTCGTTGTCAGTAGAAGTACCAGTAACATAAATTTCCTTATTGAGGACGGCTTGTTCGCCTAAGGTTGCAAATGCTGGGAAATAGAAATCGTAGCGTGTACTACGAGACCACATACGTGAAAGACCTTGTTGATATGTAAGGTCTGCACGAATAGATACTAAACCTAAGATAACGCCATGTTCAGTAAATGATTGAGTAAACCCATGATTATGAGCAAGGGCAGTACCCATAGCAGCAAGTGTGCCCATAGGGGTAGTTGTTCCACTTGCATTCGTACCTGACGTTTGCGCAATGGGGTTAATGTTAATAGGAGTAGAACCACCGCCAATATACTCAGGACGCTGTAAACGAGCATCGGGTGAAATAACCCCGAAGTGAGCACGGATGATTTCTGTATAACGAGTTCCTCCACGAGCATCCCTTTCTAACAATTTTTGAATTTGGAATGATTGGCGTAATTGATTAATAGTAGCTGCTGTAGCTGTAGATAAATCAGCATATAAACCGGTATTAGAACCAAATTTCATTGGTCCATTATTACCACCACTATTAGTTACATCTAAACCTTCAGTAGCTGTATGGTAAAGAGCACCATTAGTGTATGAACCAGTAATAGGTGCAAAGATTGGCTGTGTATTATCAGTTTTAACAGCAGCAGAAGTACCTAGCGGTAAAGAAACGCTAGTACCTTTTTGTGGCCAAGGTAAAGCACTAGTAAAATAATCCTTACGCTTGCCACGGCGGAGCAAAGTGTAATTACTAACAGTATCTGGACCGTCGCCAGTATCCACAACCACAGAATTTTGTAAATTTTCATCACGGAACCATTCGTTCCAGATTAAGTTATAAGCTCGAGGCCAGAAAGCAGCATGAGTTACAGTTTGACCCGCAGACACCTGACCAACAGTAGGCAGACCCATATAATCTTGAAGGCTGCCAATAGCGTATCCACCAGCTGGTGATACTTGTTGAGGGACTACATAAGAAATCGAATCACCCGGATTCGCTTGTTGTCCCATAAATTTTTGCCAATTCGACCAAATAAGTCGATTGGGAACAAAGAAGAAGAACGAATCTAATATTAGATTGTCCATAGTAGGATATAAAGGCGTTGCCATACGGGCAAACGCAGTCATATTTAATTTAAATGTATCGCCAGGCAATACTTCGTCTACATAGACGGGAACTAGATATCCAGCATCGAACGTAGTTTTATGAGTTGATTGGCAATCAAATGAAGAGCGGGGAATGTCCGCTTTTGGAATCATCGTAAATTGATGAATGTCTACCGACTTATTGCGATGCATGAGTGCAAGCTCCTGAGTTGTTGGGTGAGAAATGTTACCATTTCTCTACCCTTTATTTAAAACCTTTTATTCAGATATTACAACATCCTGAGCCCTAGTTAAAACCCTAGGTACTCCACCATCCGGTGGTAAGAATGTTCCAGTTTGGTCACAAAATGTGCCCATTTCATATAAATCATAATCTTCGGGATGACCATTCATCTCAGATTCTTTACGATTAACTTCATCTGTGAATGATCTAACGGCTGCGCCAGTAGTAGGAACTACAAATGGACGACCATACGCGTCAATAGCACGGTCTTTTACTGATACTACTACATGAACTGTCATATATTTTCCTTTAAGTGAGGGTTCGAGGTAATAATTTGATCCGACTTTCTAAGATTTGTCGCTTCGCATCCAATCTTTTAGGGTCATGTGAATCGGGATTTAGTTTAGCAGATGTTTCCCTTTTGTAAAGTAATTCATCGTATTCATATGGATTGTCGTTTTGATACAACTTATCATAATATTT